TCGGAGATCGCGACGTTCAAGCGATGCCGTCGTAAGTGGTGGCTCGCGTGGTATCGTGGTCTCCGACTTAGGTACGAGTCCCCCACAGGAGTACGAGCGGTGGGTGACAGGGTCCATCGGGCACTTGCGTCATGGTACGTACCGAGTGGTGTGGAGCAGCTCGACCCACGTACCGCGCTCGAGAAACTGATCGCGGCGGACACCAAGGCCGTCATGATAAAATTTGCCAGCGACGACAACATCGCGGGTATTCTCGTACAAATGAACAAGGACGTTGACCTCGAGCGAGCCATGGTCAGCGGCTACGTCGACTGGCTCAATGAGACGGGAGCTGACGCAGACTATGATGTACTTGCCTCGGAAACGTACCAGGACGCACATCTCGCAGGCGTTGTGGGACGCAATCACACAGCTGTGTACATCATTGCGAAACTGGATGCAAAGGTGCGTCGACGAAGTGATTCCGTCCTTCGTTTCATGGACCACAAGACTGTTGCAGACTTTGGCAGCAAGACGAGCAGCCTCCCCCTCGACGAGCAGATGCTCTGGTACGACCTGATCGAGATACTCAACAACACACCTCGCGGTGAGCGCTCCGGTGGTGCGATCTATAACATGCTTCGTCGTGTGAAGCGGACGGTGAAGGCAAAGCCACCGTTCTATGAGCGAGCTGAGGTACTGCATAATGACCACCAGATCCAGACCTTCTACCGCCAGCTGTGGGGGACTGTACGTGACCTTCTTGATCTCGAGCGAACACTCGATGGGGGTGCCGAGCATCAGCAGGTGGCGTACCCAAACCCACTGGGTGACTGCTCGTGGTCATGTGACTACCGAAGCGTCTGCCCACTCTTCAACGACGGCTCCCGGGTCGAAGCGATGATCGATCAGTACTATGTCGCGGGTGATCCGCTCGCATACTACTACAAAGACGAGGTGACGAAGTGAACTGGCCCACCGCCATCGTGGTGTGCGTCTGTGTGATCTGCGCGACACTATGCATCGCAGGTTTCGCAGGAAACCGAGGCAAGACGAAGAAGGACGATGACATCAACTACTAAGACCGACACACTCTCGATCCTCGTCCACGCCGCGGCAAAGGTGGGTAAGTCGACACTCTCATCGACCGCCCCACCTCCCGTGCTCGTGCTCGACGCGGAGGGATCTTGGAAGTTCATCAAGATCCGTAAGATCTACTGGGATCCAATGTCACAACCGATTCCTCGTCACGATGGAACGTGGGACGCATGCATCGTCACCATCACCCAGTGGGTGCAGGTCGAGCAGATCTACCGGCACCTCACGCAGGTCGAGCACGACTTCGTCTCCGTGGTCATCGACTCCATCACCGAGATTCAGCGTCGCCTCAAGCAGAACCTCAAGGGCACTGACGCGATGCAGATCCAGGACTGGGGCCAGCTTCTCACGAAGATGGACTCGACGATCCGTCAATATCGAGACCTCACACTGTTGCCCATTCCCGTTCGATGCGTTGTTATGATCGCTGAGACACGTGAGGACAAGGGCAAGTGGCGCCCGTACATGCAGGGACAGATCGGTGTGTCACTGCCGTATCTCGTCGACATCTGCGGGTACCTCTACGTCGGCATGACGATGGACGAGAACGGTCAGCCGACGAAGAAAGTACGAAAGCTCTGGATCGGACCGCACCCGCAGTTCGAGTCCGGTGAACGCGTCCAGGGAACACTCCCGGACGACGTTGAAAATCCGAACATCAACGCGATGATGACGACCATCTTCGCGAACATCGACACGATGGAGGTGAAGTCCTAGTGGAAACCACCTGGGGCGCGCTCATCAAGGATGCGCAGAAGGCATCCGAACCGATCGCTGAGGGCAAGACGCGAATCAAGATCATCGACGTCACCGCGGGCCAGTCCAGCACGGGCAAGCTGATGTTCACCATCAAGGCCGAGATCATTCAGGACGGTCCGGACATCAAGCGCAAGACGACGTCGAACCTCACGCTCTCGCCGGAGAACGGCACGGCACTCGCGATCTTCTTCCAGAACATGGAGGCGATCGGTCTCGACTCGACGTTCTTCGAGCAGGAGCCCAACCCGGACCAGGTCGCGGCGGCGATGATCGGTCGTGAGTGCGACGTCATGATCAAGCACAGCACGTGGCAGGGTGTGAAGCGCGGTCAGATCGATCGTTGGGTCAAGTCGGGTGGCGGTCTCGGCGGTCTGCCGACCGCCGGTCCGATCGCTCCGGGTACGGTGGTAGGGCCGGCTGGTCCTCCGCTGCCCACGGCCAACGCGACGCCTGCCGTTCCGTCTGCCGGCCCGGCCACCTCTCCGCAGGTGGGCACCGGTCCGACCATCGGTAGCGGTCCCGCCGTGCCGACGGACGCGCCGCCGCCCCTGCCCATCTGACGAACGAAGTACGACGACTTATGGTATAGTCGGTAGAGAGGCGACCGGTCGGAAGCCGGTCGCCTCTCTTATGCTTAGGAGGAAGACAGATGACGCGTGTTGCGCTCATCACCACGACCATCAACATACCAACGGTGCTCACCGAGTGGGTGCAGACCGGCATGACCAAGGATGACGTCATCATCGTGGCAGGCGATCACAAGTCGCCGCACGACGAGATCAGCGGGTTACTCACCTCCATCACACGTGAATATGGCATCACCACCGAGTACATGGCACCGCAGGCGCAGGAGCGATACGCGGTCTCCGACGCCATCAGCTGGAACTGCATTCAGCGTCGCAACATCGCTCTACTGCGAGCGATGGAGCTCAAGTCCGAGTACATCCTCACGATCGATGACGACAACGCACCGACGTCACCGAACCAGGTCACCCATCTCGTCGACATCATGATGGGCGTTGATCACGGTGACACCAAGATCTTTTCTACGAACACAGGCTGGTACAACCCGGGCCGGCAGTGTCTCACGGATGACCTACGCTTCGTGACGCATCGTGGGTTCCCACTGAGTCGTCGGCATGAGAAGCCGTTCTACGTGTATGACAGCGTGAAGCCACCCATCGGTGTCGCCGCGATGCTGTGGACGGGTGACCCGGACATCGATGCCATGGAGCGCATCGTGAATCGTCCGAACGTCGCGCGTGTTGTGATGAACACCGTCGTGCAGCCCGGCACCTGGGCACCGTTCAACACGCAGGCCACGATGATTCGTGGTGAACTCGCACCCGCGCTGTTCATGTGGCCTCACGTCGGTCGATACGACGACATCTGGGCCAGCTACGTGTACCGTAAGATCGCCGATAAGCGTGGCTACGGCGCATACTACGGCCGTCCCGCGGTACACCAGGATCGCAACGAGCACAACCTACTCAGTGACCTGCAGGCCGAGATGTTTGGCATGCGTATGAATGAGCGTGTCATCGCATCGATACAAGAGACGAAACTTCGTGATGGTGACACCGTTCTCGGTGACTTCGCCGAGATCATCACCGATGTGTTGAGTGCCGGTCTCGTACCCAAGACCACTGCACACGCGTTCAGCACGTGGTGTGACGACGTAGAGGTGATTCAGTATGGGTAAGCTCATCGGATACGGCAAGCTCGGACGCAGCATGCCACTGACGCTCGAGAAGTGTGGTAACCTCGGCGGTGACGTGGAGATGGTCGCGGTGGTGAAGGAGCTCGCGCTTCGTCACCCGGATGACACATTTCTCCTCCTGGGTCGGAACTCCGGCGAGGCCGCGAGTGACGTCGGTCTACCGGTCAACGTGCGGAATCCGTGGTATCTCTGGCGAGGTGAGCTACGTGAGCGACTCGCGGCCGCCGGCATCAAGGGCAACCTCACCGTCGAGCAGCACAGGCAGGTCACCCAGATCTACCGCGACATGATGGGTGATGTCTGGCGGAACCTGGATGGTCTCGTCCTCTGGGTCGGGCAACATGGCTCAAGCAACATGAGCATTCCCAAGATCGATGATCCCACCCAGTGGACGAAGCCACAGGACTGGTGCGCGTTCTACGCTGGATACATGCTGGACGGTGTGAACCAATTCCGTGAGGGACGTGAGGACACTCACGACGTCGTCTGGCTCAACGCCGATGCTCGGAACGCGCATAAGATGCGTGACCTCAAGCATCCACTGAAGAACCCAATTCTCACGCAGTTCAACTTCACCAATCGCATCAAGCATGAGCAGTACGACGGCACGCCACCCATCTCATCCACGGTGCGAAACATCTACTCTCGTCTCGAGGTCAACGGTCTCGCTCCAGGCACGCCGTTCGGTGACCTCATCACGTACAACCCAAACCCCACACTCCGTGACTTCCGCTTCGGCATGTTCATCAACGAGGCTCGCGCGATCGGTGTGAAGGCTGGCATGGACCGACTCTCCATCATGAAGGAGTGGGTGCTGCCGATCATCGGCGACAACTCGCCAGACAATCTTCACTGGGTGCACGGTACGTGGAGCAACGCTTCACAAACGGAACTCGGCTTCGAGATCAAACCCGCACCGTGGGATCAGTACTACCCGATGCTCAACAACACACTGTGTACGTTCACCACTCCGTCGTCTGGTTCCCACTGGGCGACCGCAAAGCCGTGGGAGGCGTTCGCCGGCGGCACCATCTGCTTCTTCCACCCGGAGTATGATGGGCAGGACAACATCCTGCGTGACGCGCATCCCAACCTTCGCCAGTGGCTACGCGTACGAAACCCGCAGGAACTCAAGGTCCGCGTCGCCGCCGTCGCGGCCAACCCGTCAACCGCGAGTTGGCTCATTCAGCGGCAGCGTGAACACTTCGATACCGCCATGCAGGACAAGCAGTACATGCAGTTGATCGAGGAGATGATCTGGAGTGAGTAAGCTCAAGGCACTCGTCACGGGTTCGTCCGGCTTCGTCGGACGACACATGACACGTGAACTTCGTGCACGTGACTACGAGGTTCACCTGTGTGACGTCAACGCGCCGATGATTCAGACGATGAAGGACTTCAACGACGTCGTTCGCTGGAACACGAATCACTACGATCTCGTCGTTCACTGCGCCGCGATGGGTGCTCATCGTGCGGCCATCGATGGCCAGCCATACACCTTCGCGCAGAACATGCGACTCGATGCAGCACTCTTCGAGTGGGCCATCCGCACACAGCAGAGGCGAGTGCTCTACATCTCGTCATCGGCGGCGTATCCGTACGAACTGCAGGACATGATCACGGACTACCGACTGCAGGAAGATGACATTCATCTCGATCGTCCACAACTTGCGGACGGCACGTACGGCATCACGAAGCTGACCGGAGAACATCTCGCGCGGAGCGCACGGGCGGCCGGCGTACCAGTCACCGTTGTCCGGCCGTTCAGTGGCTACGGTGAGGATCAGGGCACCGAGTGGCCGTTCGGTGCGTTCGTCCAACGGATCCGAGATGTCGATAACCCGTTCGTGATCTGGGGCAGCGCGACGCAACGACGTGACTGGATCCACATCGACGACGTGGTGAAGGGGATGCTCGCCGTCGCCGAGTCCGGTACGGAGGATCCCGTCAACCTGTGCACCGGCCAAGCAACAGCGATGGGTGACCTCGTCGAACTCATGATGAATGTCAATGGACGCAAGACACCGATCGTCGTCGATGACGCGAAGCCGATGGGCGTGATGAACCGTGTGGGTGATCCCAGTCGGTTCTTCGAGTACTATGAACCAACGGTGACCATCGAAGAGGGCGTGCACCGTGCATTGAAGGAGACAAAGTGACGAACGACGACGCATACGCACAGCTGCTCGTGCAGCGCGATCGACTCGAAGAAATGCTCGAGCTGCAGGCGGAGCTGCAGGAGCGATTCATCGGCACGCATCCACGACACCTGACGAAGGACGATCTCAAGGACTACGTTCGGACGATGGTGCTCGCGACGACCGACGAGTTGCATGAGGCACTGCGTGAGATTCCTTGGAAGCCGTGGAGTGCAGCGGTGTTCACGGCCGATCGGGAAGATCAGTACAAGGACGAACTCGTTGATGCGTTTCACTTCTTCATGAACCTCATGTTGATCGTGGACATGACGGCCGAGGAACTCTTCAGGCGATACCTCCTCAAGAACGGCGTCAATCACGGCCGTATCGATGATGGCTACACTAGCCCCACTGGGTGAGAACCCGATACCGTAGTAGACCATGAAGCATACGTTTGTCGACGCGCTCGGTTTCGCCGGCGGATTCACATTAGGCATGGTTCAGGCGGGATTCGAGCTCGTCGGCAAGCGTGAGATGAAGGGAGGGTTCGGTGTCGCCAACTGCGAGGCCAATCGCCACCTACTGGGTGGTGGGTGGCGGAGCGAAGCCGTTGACCCCGCCCAGTGGTCCGTCATGGACGCCGCCGTGGTGGCTGGCAATCCCCCTTGCTCAGGTTTTTCGGGTATGTCGGCAAAGCACTTTCGCGGTGCGAACTCTCCGATCAATCACTGCATGTGGGCATTCGTCGAGTACGCCGCTCGTGTACGACCGCAGGTAGCGGTCTTCGAGTCGGTTCAGCTAGCGTTCACTCGTCCCGACGGTCTCGCTCTCATGAGGGCACTCCGCCAAGACCTGGAGGAGAAGACAAATGAGCAATGGACGCTCTACCACGTTCTTCACAACGCGTACAGCCTCGGCGGAGTCGCGCATCGCCGACGCTATTTTTGGGTCGCAGCTCGCGTCCCCTTCGGCATCGAGTGGCCTCATCGAGACAAGTTGCCTGTGCTGGACGACGCTATCGGCGACCTGGAGCATCAGACACAGGAGTGGGCTGCCACACCTCTTGTGGGTAATCCTTCCTGGTGGGCCGCTCCTCGCACACGTGACGACCTTCTCGTGGATGGGCACGTGTCAGTCAGCCCTCCTCTCGTTCAGCGAGTGGTTGACCTTGTGCAGGGAGTTGAGTGGAACGGCGGCGAGCACCTCGCTACACTTGCGAGACGTTACTATGCAACCCATGGCCAACTGCCCGCTTCATGGCGATCTATCGCGGATAAAGTCATCGCATCTGATTTCAAGCTTGGCTACAACACTCCCGTACGCTGGAAGGGTGATGAAGCGGCACGCGTCATCACGGGTGCTGGACCGATCGTCGCGTTCCATCCCCGACTGAATCGCCCACTGACACATCGTGAGGTTGCCCGGGTGATGGGCTTCCCAGACACCTGGCTCATTGACCCGATCAAGAACGTGCCCGGTCTCGTGATGACATGGGGTAAGGGCATCACGGTCGACTGTGGTCGCTGGATCGGAGAGTGGATCCACGCCGCACTGGATGAGCAACCTGGATCATACTCCGGTGAACTCGTCGGAGATCGTGAGTTTCTCATCGACGCCACGTA